AAGGTATTCGATGACTGACGGTATGGATACTAACTTAGCAATTAGTGATTCTCTCAAAGTTGAGCAAAATAAAGATGGTACATTTACCCTTGAATGGGATAAAAATGATCCTACTTGGAAATTTCTAAATGGATTGACAAGTAAAGAAATTACTGCTATCATTGAACAAGCAATTAAAATAGAAGACAATGGATCTCTATAAAAAAGTTGAAGAGGTAATCCAAAATCATATTTTAGAACATCAAGAGGAGGTATTCAAAGCAAAAACTCTTCTAAGTAAACTTGATGTTGCTCGTTGTAATCAACGTGAAACAACTCCTGAAGATTGGAATCAATTTTGGTCAGATGTATCTTCAGATAAAAAAGTTGTAAAAGCAGATGGTTATTCTGTTCATTATTATGATTACACCCGTAATGATCCAAATCGTAAAAATCCATTTGCAATTCCAGACTATACAGAACTTCCTCCCCTTGATCTTATTGGATAATGGCACTCTCTAAACAAACATTGGATAATCTTTTAGAAGCAGAATCACACATTCGTGCTGCAATTAAATCTGCTGCTATGAATGAAACTCCTTTAGTTGTTAAACAACTTTCGCAACTTCTAATGGATATGGAGCAGTGTAAGAAATTTGATGAAATTATGGATCTATTACAGGATCGTGAAGATGGTAGCAGTGGTAGGTTCGGACCCTTTTTTAATGGTAATTAGAGTCTATAACATAATGTTAAAGAAAATCTAAAATTCCTAACTAATTTGTGTTGAAATGCTAAAATAGGTTAGCAAAGGAAACTATCTATGACTCTTCCATCAAAAGGTAAAAAACTTGATCAAAGTGAGATTTCTAGCATCAATAGTGCAATAAAAGATGCAGGAATCCAACAGATTCATCCAGAAAAAATGGAAGCATTTGCCGAACATTTAGTTAATAAATTAAAAAGTACGCACGAAAATGTGTCCTCTTAGAGCAATAATGTAATAAATAGTAACATCGCTTTACAAATATGCTAATGGATAGCATCGAACAACATATAGAAAAGGATAAAGAAATCCTTGACAATCCAATGATTTCTCCTAACCAACGTCGTCATATTGAAGGAGAACTGCAAGAATTAGAAGATTATGCCGAACATCATAAGGCAGATATTGAAGCAGGTGATCATCACGATCCCACTGCACTTGAACTATATTGTGATGCTAACCCATCAGAACCCGAATGCTTGGTTTATGACGATTGAATGTGACACTCCCATAAGTGGCACAGCATCCTTGACGGGGTGCTTTTTTTATGCGATATTAGATGAGTGGAGGGGAGACCTAACACAACACTGACCTCACTTAAAGTGACTAAACCAATCGGGTACGCTGGTCACTACCCACCATTCATTTTCTCTCTTAAAATGGGCACTCGCTCTCGCATTGGTATCCAACTCAAAGGTGACAGCATTATGTCTGTCTACTGTCACTGGGATGGTTATCCTTCCTTCAATGGTCGTGTTCTTCGTGAGCATTATACTACTGTTGAGAAAGTCCACGAATTGATCGATGGTGGTAACATTTCCTCTCTGCATACTAATGTGGGTTGGAAGAATGAAACTCTGCCTGAAACTGGTCCCCAATACTACACTTCGCGTGGAGAATCTATCAGAGAGAATGAACCACGAATTGATGATGACATTACTGAATTTCTGGACAATGGTGAAGAGTATGCTTACATCTTCACTCGTGCTGATGAGTGGATCTGCTACGATTTGCACGATATCTCCGCAAAACTGACTGAAATCCCTGCTGGATCTGTCACGGACAGTTGAATAACTGGCACAAGGGACGCTAAAACGTCCCTATATGCCCTTACAATACGTTCATACGCAACCAAGCAATGGAAACCACCTTCGCTGACTTCGCTGCCACACAACAGGCACGCAACGATATTCAACTGAAGATCACTGAGCATTGTCTCACATTGTGCGACAAACTGATAGAAGATTTTCAGAAGCGTTACCCTTCACGATCAATGAAGTTTGAATTGGATTCTTCTGGTCGTAAGTACCATAAAATTTGGCATGAAGGTTCCTGCCACGCTTTCATTGATAAGAAGACCGGTGAAGTTTACAAACCAGCATCTTACAAGGCACCTGCTAAGATTGTGCGCTATCGTTTGCTTGAGATTGCATCGCGTCAAGAGTGCTTCAATCGCGCAGATTGGGCAGGTTCTTATCTTTATGTTCGCTGATTATGGATTACACTAAAGAGCAACTGATTGATGCACTTGTGGCAGAGTGGGACTATCTCTGCCATGATGATTATGATCCACAAGATCCAACACCAGAAGAATATCGTAAAGAGATGGAAGAACTTACAATCGAGCAATTGATTGAAGAAACATCAACTGGAGAGGGATACACTCTTGAAGAGTTTATGGGGAATTGGGTATGAATGTATCTTGTGATCGATGGGTTGTCTCATGGAAACGTGAGAAGAAAAATGGTTACTCTTCAACTCAACAAGTTGTAGTTTATGGAATTGAAAATGTTGAGCACGTTATCAACACAATGGTTCCGACAGATGAATGGAACGTAACACCAGCATAGAAACATTATGAACCGCGATCAACTCCAAGAACGATACATTCAATGGGATCTTAATCAGATGACCGTTGAAGACTTGAAGAGATTCTTCATTGACACACAGAATAGGGAACTGGGTGATCTTGATGATGAAGAATTAGTTGAGGAAGTTGAACAATATGCACCTGAATTAGTAGTATGACTGCTAAAGAAAAACTTTTATTTGTATCATCGTTCATTTGGTTTCTACACTGGAGCACATGTCTAGCATCTACCATTCTGGATACGGTTATTCTAAGATCATCTGCGAGGATGTTACCTCTTGGTTTCTGAATAACTTTTTCCCACGCCACAAAATCTCCGTTGATATTATTCATCGTGGATTGAAAAGTGAACAAGTTGTTGGTTATTGTGATGTTGTGGGTCATAACTATCGCCCTCGTCATTTTATGATCGAACTTCAGACTGATATGAGTAAGGAAGTTTATATTAAGACACTTTTACACGAATTGACGCATCTGAAGCAATGGGTAGAGGGTTCTTTGCATTTTCGGAGGGGAAAATTGTGTTATTCTACAGAACCAGTGGAAAATTGGTCTTATGAAGATCAACCACACGAAATTGAGGCAAGAGAAGAAGAATTAAGGTTATATGATTGGTATATGAGTGATACTTTTGGTGTGCCAGTTGGGAAAGTGGCGCAGAGGTTCTCCAATCGCCTCTGTGCTGCTGTATGATTACGGAGTAATCGCAAGAGACCAATGCTCAAAAAGCAAGTTCTAAAAGTTGTGGGTGAAACCGCAATGGGGGTTGACAACAAACTAAACCGTATGGAGAAGTTTGAAGTTTTTTGCCGAGTCTGTGATGGTCTACTGGACGATGGTAGAATCACCACAGCACAACATCTTGCCTGGACGGAGGTTTTCTGATGACACCTGAAGAACAGTATCGCTCACTTTACGAGGATATGTACTGCCTTTGTGAAAAACAAGGGTGGGGAGATCCTTTCAGTTATGCACGTTCGCGTGAAATTTATATGGCAGGGATTCTAGGGCATCGTATCGCTGATGATTACAGTGGTGCTGATGCTTTCGATCAAGATGGTGGCGCTGAGTATAAATCAACTATTGCAAATTCTATCAATGCAACGTATAATGGTATCAGTGTTCAAGACACTTGGGAAGAGCAAGAACGATACTTAGTAGAAGATAAGATTGGTAAGTATAAGAATCACTATTATGCACGATATGAAGGTGCTAAGATTGCAGAAGTATGGAAACTTAATTGTGATGATGTATTGTGTATTTTGATTCCAAAAGCAAAGAAACAATATCCTAAAAAGAAATCAGGTAATGCCAAAGATCCCCGTATTGGTGTTACAATATCTAAGAAGGAGATTTATGCCGTTGGTACTTGTATTCTAGGATAATTATGGACTCTAAAGAACTTATGTACTCATCAGGTAACAATGATGAGTGCTATACGCCAGATTACGCTGTTACTCCCATCCTGAAGTATATTCCAACGGATGCAAAAGTATGGTGTCCATTTGATAAGGCAGAGAGTGAATTTGTTAAGCAAATTTCACAGACTCATAGTGTTGAATACTCTCATATTGATGAGGGTAAAGACTTCTTTGCCTATGAACCTGTTCACTTTGATGTAATTGTATCAAATCCTCCATTTACAAACAAGCGTAAGTTCTTTGAGCGGGCATTGTCATTCAACAAACCATTTGCGTTGATTATGACTAACACTTGGTTGAATGATTCTGCACCAAAGCAGTTGTTCAAGGACAAGGATCTGCAATTGTTGATGTTTGACAAGCGAATGAAGTTTCATAGTCCTGATGGTAGATCGAATGATAAGATCACGTTTAGTAGTTCATACTATTGCTGGGACTTTCTACCAAAACAAATTATAATGGAGGAGTTGAATGTGCCAAAGAGCAAACTGGCACAGAAGACACGGAGTGAGGCAGTATTGCCTGTATGATTACTTCAGTTCAAACAAAGGTAATGGAAACCTACCAGATCACACTAACAGTCAAAAGCGAAACGCATCCACGAAAATGGATTGCTGAAGCAATTGGTGAGGTTCTCAACCCTGGTGAGGACATTGTAGATTATGAAATTATTCCTCTTCAAATTCAAGAAAACTAATGAACGACCTTCTGACTGAAATCCAAGACACTCCTGGTGAGATCTTTGACATTCCTGAAATGCAAGATCTTTACAATGAGAAAAAGTTTGATCTTGAAGAGTATCTAAACTCGGATTACGACTACTAATTCCATTCATCATTTCATTTCACTTCATTTTCAGTTATGAACTCAAAGCAACTTGACGAACTCAAAGCAAACTATGCCTCTCTCATTGTTGATGGTATGGATATGACATCTCTTGAGCAATTTGCTATAGAGATGGTGGAGGAGAATATGAAAAATTGGACTGAAAATGATGTAAAGAGTGAGATTATGGATTTTTATGGTGAAGACACTTGGAATGATATGAGCAACTTTTCTACTAAAAGTGGTCAATATAGCATCAGTGAATTGGAAGCAACTGCCCCTGATTATGGAGTTGGTAAGTGAAAACCTTAATTATCGTTGGTGTCGGTATTCTTCTCTGGACTAACACATCTGCTCGTCAATTTATTGCTGACGGACTTTATCAAACTGCTGATTTTGTGCAACCGAAATGAAAAATACTCATCTGCAACATCCTGAAGATTCTATTCTAATGGGTGATCTGAGTGTACTTGATTGGTTCACTCAACCTGCAAATGTTTCTGTGAAGATTGATGGTGCTCCTGCAATTGTATGGGGTACTGATCCTGCTACAAAAACATTTTTCGTAGGTACTAAAGCAGTATTCAACAAAAAGAAACTGCGAATTGCACACTCTCACGATGAGATTGATCTACATTATGAGGGTGAAGTAGCAGACATTCTCCACGCTTGTTTTGATTGTCTGCCACGAACTGATTGTATCTTTCAGGGTGACTTTATTGGTTTTGGTGGTGATGACACTTACACACCTAATGCAATCACTTATGTTTTCCCTGATCTTGTAATTCAGAGTATCATTGTTGCTCCACATACAATCTATGTTGCTGAGAGTGATCTTCGTGATGCTATAGGATCTTGTATGATTCTTACACCTAAGAGCACTAAAGATGTGTTGTTTGTTCAACCTGAAGGATGGCAAGAAGATGATAAATTTGATGATATTGTGCGATTTGCACGTCAAATGTCAACTACGGTAGAATACGCCAAAACTAAGACACACGCACGAAAGATTGAGAAGGTTTTGAATACTTTCATTAAAACTGGTGCTGTGCTTGATCCAGAGGCATTGGCGGACGTTGCCGAGTGTGATTTGAACTTAATGCGTTTATGGAAACTTGTAAAGACGATTAAGGAGGATAAATTATCAATTTGTGCCACATCTGGTGGTCCTGCTGCATACTTAGGCAAACGATTCATTGATGCTGAGGGTTATGTACTAACAAATGACTTTGGTTCATATAAACTGGTGAAAAGAGAGTTATTCTCCCGATATAACTTCAAATATGGTAGGTTCTCTGTGCCAGTTGAGTAAGTGTCCACCTTGGCCGCGGCGATCACTTGATCTGCTCTATACTGACTTCAGTTCAAACAAAGGCAATGAACTTCACTCTCTCTGAATCTGGCGAATACGCCTCTGCATTTGATGTTGCCACTCAGGTTCTGATCCGTGCCCTGGTGAATCAGGGCAGAGAGTATATCACTCTCTGTGAACTTTACACCACACTGGGTGCTGAAACCAAGGCAGAGAAAACCTCTGTACGCTGGGCAGTGCGCCGTGCCAAGGATTCTAAGATTCTGAGGAAAACTGCGCGGCGTTCGGTTTATGAAGTGTGCCAGTAGACTAACTGGTACACTTGGCCGCGGCGATCGCGGCAATCACTGCTACAATTACATTGTTCAACCAAAGGATCTCAATGACTGACCAAGAACGGATCACAATGATTGAGGATCAATGCGAACACGTTATCGCATTGTGTGAGACCTACGTTGAGGGTGACTTGCTCGAAGATGTTGGTAACATCCGTGCTCTCTATGAAGAGTATGGAGAATGGTTGGACACCTACAATGGTGTTGCTAAATCATCTGAAACCTATGACACTGCTTGGTGTCCTAACCTAATGGAGTGCGACCAATGATGAATCAAGATCAACTGACCGAAATGCTCACTCTAAGTGAGAACATTCAGGAAATGATCAGCATTGCCGCTGAACTTTGGGAACTGAGTGACTTTGAAGAAAATGCACTCTGTGGCATTGTTTCTGACGCATTTGCAGACAAAGGTATCACACTAGAGGCACTCATCTGATGAACTACACTCTCAAGCAACTTCAAGACCGAGTATCAAGTATGATCAAAGAACAGGGTGAAGATGCAGAATGTGCTGCGTGGATCTACACCAAGGAAGATATTCATATGAAGGATGAAAACGGTGAGGTTGATTATGATATTGAGGTAGAAGATCCTGCACTTGTTGCACGTATCTTTGATGATGTTGGGCAGATAGATTACATCTACACTGTGATTCAAGACTGTGTGGATGAGGTTACAGAAGAGCAAGTTATGCAGTATCAACAGGAGTTAGTCTAATGAAACTACCAATGCAACGTGAGATGCACATTGGAGAACTTGACAAAAGTATTATTGCTATGTCAAAGCGTAAGTTAAAACTACTGCAAGAGGTAGAGAACATCAATCAGACTATTTCTTTTCTTCGCCAACAACAGGAGGATCTTTACAGTGTGTGATCTTAAGTCTACCAAGTCTGAAATCGAAAGTATCATTGAAAGGTTAGAGACTGCGATCAATGTTTGTACTGAGTGTGATGGTACAAATGATGGTGATGCAAGGAGTTATCCTTATGCGGCAGGATATAGTCGTATTGCGATGATACAAGCAGTAGACAATTTACGACAATTGATGTAATATAATTAGGATTGTAGTCAAGGAGACAAAGATGAAAACTGAGCATAATATACCAATCAACGTGCAAGAGTTAGGAATTATTCTTGCTGCATTGCAAGTATTGGATGTAGCAGAGGAATGGCAAATTGCACATTATTATGGATCAGCACCAACACTCTACAATCGACTCAAGGAAATTTACGATGGAATGGACCAATCAACAATCGGAGAACAAAATGACCCAATCTGTGAACCCTCTTTCTGAAATGAACAATGATGATATTGATATGTTCATCAAAGCATTTGATGATTTTATGAATCACGCTGAAACTGAGATTGATTCATATAAGAAGCGAAAGGAAGCAGAAGATTATACAAACAAGTTCTTTGAGCGTAAAGCAGCAGAGTTAGAGGTGACAGTTGATTATTATATGCAGGAGTTTCTGTAGTTGACAAACAGATTAAAAGCGATTAAAATGGTTAAATCCACAAAGCATTAAATGAAGTCACTTTACATTGTTGATTACTGGGTGCCGTTTCCACAATCAGAGTATGGTGGAGTGGTAAACTTAATTGCAGAATCTGATACTGAAGCATTTGAATTATGTGCTGAGGAAGATGGACTTAATCATCCTGGATATGAGGATCGTATTATGCCAAACATTCTAAAAGCACAAAAGTTCTCTTTAGTTGATGAGTATGAATCTTCTATCATCGATGCCTTTACAACTTAAACAAAAATGACTGATAACAAAACCTATCGAATCGAAGAACTTTGCACTACTGGTTGGGAAATGACTGATGATAAGAATCAGCATTTGAATAAAGAAGAAGCAACAAAAGCATTGAATCAATTGATTGAAGATGGACACAATCCTAACGCACTTAGAGCAATCCCCGATGGAACCACTGGCGTGTAACTTACCACCTGATTTTATTCATGAACCACCAAAAGGATACAGATACGAAGTTATTCGTAAAACGTCTAATGTACTTTCAATTTGGACTGTATGTGAGTCTGAGTTTAATTACAATAGCGGTGATGAGTGTTATTGTATCTGGGGATTCTGTAAAACAAAGACAACAGCAAAGAGAGGCAGTTCGTACACTTACTATGCCCCCATCAACTCAAATAAAATAGGAAAGGAAGTATCAATTAACGATACGACTCCTTACTCTGCAATGCAACTCAATCTTAATCCCCTTGAATATGCACTATACTCCTAAAATAGATGATTATGTTATCTGGCATCATAATGGTTTAATTCATAAGGGTTGGGTGTACTTTGTTGATGAGAAGTATATTACCATTGAAACTGGTATCAAACCAAAACCTAATTGTCAATATACAAAGAATGAAAGACACAAATATATTCATACACTTTTACTATGTCATCCACAGTATTGGAAAGACTTAGAGTATGTTCATACAAGGAAGAATAAGTATGGTAAGACTTTAGAAGATATGGATACTTACAATCGTTTCAGTGATTCATAAATATCATTTACGAGACGGATAGCGCCCTAAAAAATGAAGACTTATAAGACCTTTGTAGAACAGATTGCACCACTTAAAATCTATTCAAATCCCAGTGGTTTGAACTTAAAGACTGGTAAGGAGAAGATGAATGATATAAGAAGACTTGTCAATCGTCCATCAGTTAATAATGCAACTCAGACAGGTAAGATGGTTTATCCTTTTAGTGCTCCATAAATGAAAGAGTTTCTTCGTGTATGGAAGTATAGTTTGGGATCGTTTTCTGACACCAAAACTGAGAGATATGATAACTGGATAGCAACAATCAGAACGATCATATTCGTCAGTGTATTAGTCACTAACTCTGTGATTGTTGCAGGGGTTATGAGACACTGGAATTCTAATGAATGTGTAGCGA